CTGCGCCACCTACTTTTGCAGTAGGTGAATCATATGCTACCCACCCCTGTACTCTTTCTACAGCTTCTAGATCATCATACAGTTTATCAAACTCTGTATCAGATATTTCTGGCATAGATAGATTATAGTACAGATTGCAGTGTTTGATTACTAGAGCTTTAAGTTCTTCGTAGGTCATTTAGTATATCCTATATGTATAACTCATAATATCAATCATATAAGCAATAAACAAGCGTTCTTTTATTTTACTTAGTTGGTTTGTTACGTTTTGTTTTCAGTTTAATTAGTCGTTTTGCGTAGTATATAATTTTATTTAAATCATATATATCGTCAATACCTTCTTTTTCTCCTAGTCTATAGGCAGCTTTGAAAATATTACCTCTAGCAAAACTCATATCTTTAAACTCGATAATATCATTTAAGGTGCTAGCGCCTACAGGAAAGTCATAGTATTTTGTAGCTTTGCCATCTGAGGTAATTTTATTTACTTGTTTACTCAATTTAATCACGCTTTCATAATAAGATTCTTGTATATCAAGATCTAAGGTCATCTAGTTTCTCTTTTAAGGCTTGCACTAGCTTAGTTAAGTTTTCTTTTTTATTAAGGTTTGTGCCATCTATATCTATAGTTAACATACTTTCTAGTTCTCTAAGCATAGCTTTAACAGTTTGTGGTTTGGCTTCTTCTTCAAGCTGTGGTTTTTCGTATACTTTTAGCTGTACAAGCTTACTGATAACACTCCTATAGCCTTTTTGAAAGTGCTCTGCAAGTTCATGCACATCTTTAATATCTTGTTCCGTATATAAAGAAACTAGCTCTTGCTCTTGCTCACTACTCCATGTTTTTATTGAAATGGTATATCTCCTTCATGTTTGTTATATTTCTTTAAATTTTCTGTAGCTGTTAAAACTTGTAGGTTCCAAGGAACGTGTAAGCCACAAACAGCGTCGCCTTGTAAAGGCACAATGTGATCAACATGATACCTAACCCCAGTCTCTTGCTCTAAACGCTTAGCTTCTATATAAAACGCTAAGATCTGCTTATGTTGCTCAGTGGTTAACCAAGCGGGGGTTGCGCACAGTTTACGAGCTCGTCTTTTAGCTGCTATAGCATTCATTTTATTTGGATTAGCTAATTGATAAGCTTTTTGATACTCTTTATATTTATCTTGGTTAGCTATATTATAAGCTCTGCTATCCTTGTTATCACAACTTTTACAATAACTATGTAATTTATCCGCAGCTCTATTGTTAGCACTATAGCTATCTAAAGTTTTTGTTTGGTTACAGGTTGGGCAATGCTTATAGCCAAATCTATGTAAAAACCAGTAGTTTAGCTGCGTATTGTTTGATTTACTAGATAAATCAAATACTTGCTTATACTTTTTAGACATATCCGATTGAGGTATTGTATCTTTTAAATATACACTAGGCGCTAAGGTAAACTGGAATAGCGCTTCTAACAATTGCTCTGTCACATCTACTTTAAAATATATAGCTTTACCTATTACTTGTTGCAATACAAAAAGCTTATATTTTTCTAGATCAAACATCACTCTAACTCGAATTCTAGTTGCGTACTCCAAATATACTTTTGAGCTACGGCTTCAGCAGCTGATTCTAACAAAGGTATTAACGATGTAACTTCATCAGCTTGAAAAGAAAATCCTGTCTTAGTGGGATACCATTGACCGGTATCCCCATCCATTGCATATTCTCTGATATGTAAATAAGTAATATCTCTAAACTCATTTAAAGTTACTTTGACAGCATTTCCATTATGTTTATGAAAAGCGGTTCCAAAGTCTATATTCATTATTTTAGTCTATTAGCTGTTCGTTTAGCTATGTTAGTAAATATTTCTAGGTACTGATTCGCTACAGCTTCCCAAGTATTAGGTATTTCGTTAATTCTAACTTTATCTAAAATACTTTTTCTATCATGGCTATGATATACATATCTCATGGCTTTTGATACATAATTAGGATCAGGCTCGTTAATTAGAGTATGTGTACTCATTAAAGTAGTTGCATCTCCAGGTTTAAGAGCAAATAATCTAGAATCTTCCATATTAGTTACATTAGCTTGTACTGGTATTCTAAAACCTTTATCCTTAGGTATAAAATCATCTGTAGGGCCGTTAGCAGATACAATAGGTACACAGCCACAAGCCATAGCTTCTTGTATGTGCATACCAAAACCTTCTGCTCTGTAAGGATGGATAACTACTTGACTAGCTTTATATATATCTGCCATCTCAGTATTAGATAGCTCATCATCAATATAAATAATTTCACCACAATCGGTAGTATACTGTAATTTAATTATCTCATCTAGTATATTAGATTTACCATATATTCTAGGATTATCTTTTATAATAAGTTTTGCATTATCTGATCTATCAAAGCTGTGTCTCCAAGCATGAAGTAGTATATCTAAACCTTTTCTCCATTGAGAGTTACCTACATATATAAAATTAAATTTATCTGGGTTTATGCCAAATTTATCTACGCTATTACCCGGATCTTTATTGAATATATTTTTATCATACCCGTTAGGTACTACAAATAAATTATCCGGGCGTAACCCGCCAGCACTAAATACATTTTTACAATAGTTACTTGGAACAATCAAGGCATCGGCAAATGTTTCAAATTTATACTGCCACTCAAATAAAGCTTTTGGGTATTCCCATGGTTGTATATATACTACTTTAGTTTGTTCATGTACTGGCCAAGTCCATATAGGTGGATATGAGTGCCTAATTTGTACGTCAGGTATATCCTCATTATTATTCTCTAGGCTCTTAAGAGTTTTAACATCGCTTTTATCTAAGGCATAGACCGGATCATAGGAATCAAGAGGCATTATGCGTATATTTACTCCTAGCTTAACTAGTTGTAATACAATATTTCTATTAACTATACTTAGAGAATGATTGTCGTAAAATTTTCCAATAAATTCTATAAACATTATACTCTTTTTCCTATATATTGTGTGTAATAACTTTCTAGTTGATTCTTAGGAACAGCAAATAGCTTGGGCCATTGAGCCCCACCTAACCCAGAAGTTTTAAAATTTCTTAACTCATGATAGTTATCGAGCGTAACTTGATCCCATATTTTATAAAAAGGATCATTTTCTACTAGATCAGAGTGCCCAATATTATGAATTTTTTGATGTAAGTCTTTTTTATCTCTACATAGACTCCAATGTAGCGCAAGTAGAGGAGAATGTACACGATTAGCTCCAGCAGCACTTAAATCAGTCCATCTAGCATAAGTATATGTATTATTCTTATGAGTGAGTACTCCCTGATTTTCTCCTAAGAAAGGAGTATTATCATCATTTGCAATTACTAATACCGTATTATCAATAATTTTATAAGGAGTTGCCCATGTCATACAAAAATCAGTTTTTTGGGCATATCTACTAGCAATTGTACAAAATCTATTAAAAAAATCTTTTGCATTTAGTAACTGTTCATCAGCATCAATACTCAGTATCCACTCATTAGAGCAGTGACTTTTTAGATAATTACGTTCATAATTATCATTTTCTATGGCTATACTAGATTTATGAAAGTTACCTTCTATTATAGATATTTTACCTTCAGTATCTATCTGTTTTAGTTCTTCCCATAGTTTTGATTCGTTAAAAACAAAATCATTACCACTCCAAGTAATTCTTGATTCATCTAATCCTAAAATTATTTCATCCACATACTTGTAGTATTTTGATATACTACTAGCTAAGTAGTGTGAATCATAGCTTATAAGACTTATAGCACTTATATTCATTAAATACTTACTTTCTCTGCTTTAACTATTTTTTTCTTTATACCCATAATCAACAAACCTGATTGGTAATGAGTATGATCACTAAGCCCGCCAGACACTCGTTGTTTTTTCCATTGCACATCAAATTTATGCTCGTTATCTGCTATGACTTCATCTAGTTCTTTTGCATTTTTAACATTTGAATAATTAGAAAATAGTATCACCGCCTCAGAGCTTAGTGCAGGTAGAGTTTTTTCAAAAAATGCTTTATATGTTTCTTTATCTGCGGGTACCACGTCAAAGAAACATACATCAAACTTAGGATAACTTTTCCAATCTACTTCTTGAAAACTGCTTTCTATAATAGTAATATTATCAATATTTACAGGTACACCAGGTTCTTCATATCTTTTGATATTACTTTTTAGTTGAGATTTCATATTCTCCCAAATAGTACCTTCTGGAGCAGTACGTTTTGGCTCATTTTGGTCGTATGTATAGTTTTCTACACCTACTAACTTAGTATTTAGATTACCATAAGCAGCACTTATGATAGTAGATCCCTTAAATACTCCTAGTTCTAAGTAGTTAGTACCTTCTTTAGAACATATATTATTTAGTAAAGCCTTTAGTCTTGGAGAACTGATTCCGTATAGTTCTCTCTCACGTTCACTAAGTTTTGATTGGCCTACATCAGACAGTTCTAAAACTGCCGTAACAAATTCTTGTGTTATTTTAACCATTTTAATATCCTTTTTACCTATAGTTATATTAACTATTTATAATTTCTTTGTCCAGAGTTTTATAGAATTTTGAGTTTGCCCATTTGGTCTGCAACGTAGAAAGATTTCTCATCTCAGCAGCAGCTTTGTTAGCATCTCGTGCTTTTATTTGTTTATTATCTCTAGATTCGTGGTGAAATAAGTTAACGGGGATCTGATATATTAACTGACCTGCTTGCCTGGCGGTAAGACAAAAATCTACATCCCTGTTATAAGTCCACTCATATTCTGCAGAAAAACTTCCAACTGCCTTAATAAAACTTCGTCTAATATAACAGCCACCAAAGGTAGTCCATGCAACTTCTCGTACTTTATTATATTGACCTTTATCTACTTCTAATTCTGCTTTAAAAGTAGATCCAGTTTCTATAACTATACCACTTCCATAGTGATCAGGTCTATTGTCTATAAATTTTCCACCAGCTGATTGAATAAAAAAATTACCGTTATCATCTTGAGCAGGGTATAATAGTAAACAACCAAACATTCCTGTTTCTGGATATCTATCAACATACTCTAGCACTTCTTCAAACCAGCCCTCATGATGCGGAGTCATATCTGCATGTAAAATAAAAATATCTTCATCAGGAAATTTATTCCACATTTTTTGAAACATTAGATCTGATCCTATTCCGCCCACATCTAATTCATAATAAACATCATAATCCCAAAATAACTGTTTATGTACAGCTATTTCATGCTCATTTATATATGGAGTAATTATTTTGACCATTAAATTAACTTCTGAGTCCAAGTTTTGGGAGTTTTATCTGTAATTAGTTCTAAAGGTAAGTGATATTCAAAATCCCTAACTCTAGGTTTAATCCATTCTACCATTTGATGAATTGTTTGTTCTACTGTAATTTCTGAATTATAGTTAAATTCTTTACGAATTTTATCACTAGAACAAAATGCATTTTTTACTTCGATAGGTCTATCAGGAAAGTGTTCTATAACTAGCTCTCTTCCTGCTTCTTTACAAACTATACTAGCTAATTGTTTAATAGAAATCTCATTGTGATCAGGACCAATATTGTATATCTGACCGCACAAATCTCTATCACTTAGTATAATTTTTTCAATCGCTTTTATACAATCAACAGCATTAGAAAAAGACCGTTTCTGTTCGCCGTCTCCATATACTACTATAGGCTTATCTTGTAGGGTCCTATTAATCATAATACCTACTACATTCCTAAATGGATCAAAATAACGTTGACCTATACCTATTACATTATGTGGTACTACAGTAACATACTTTAATCCATGTATTTTAGATAGTAATGCTAGATGTTGCTCAGCCTGCACTTTTGCTAATCCGTAAGGGTCTACAGGTTTAGGATTAGTCTCTTCTGTAAAAGGAGGAGTTTGATCTCCGTATCTAGCCATTGAGCTACAATTGATTAATAATCTTACATTATTATGTAGTGCTGCAATAGCTACAGAAAGAGTACCAGATACTATACTAGTAGCAGTGATTGTAGGAGAAAACACGCTGAGTCCCTCGTAAGGAAGTGCTGCTGCGTGAAATACTACATCTGCTCCTTGCATTACTGATTTTAAAAACTCAGTATCGGTAATATCACCGCGATAGTATATAGCTCCTTTAGGGACATTATCCTCTACTCCACCAATACCATTATCAATGCCTATAATTTCATAACCATCTTTAGCTAGTAGATACTTTGCTAAAGTGCTGCCTAGTAATCCAGCTATACCTGTTATAAAAACTTTCATTAATCAACTATCCTTTTCTAAGTATTGTTTAGCTACACTATACCAGTCTATATAAGGAGCTATACAGTTATTCTGTAAATGAGTAGACCAGCCAGGCATAGGTGTAAGAGCCTTAATCATGTTAAAAGCTCTCCAAGTCCAGCTATCGTCAGCAAATACACTAGCTCTAAGTAGCGGATATTTAAAATGTAACCATATATTTCCTTTGGCTACTAGAGTGGGAGTAGCAGAAGATATAGTTCTCATATACCCAAAATTAGTTAAATATAAATCAGCATGCTGTGTAGATTCAGTATAGTTATCGGGATAATCGTGCGGAACAAAAAATCCACTAAAACCATCTTTAAATAGTTTTTTTATATTAGCTATAGCATCAGGCAAGTGTAAATAATCATCATTACATAAATAATATAAATCGTCAGGACTTTGTTCTACTTGTTCCATAAAATATACATACTGCGGTATAAAATGATTTACTCTAAGTTCACAAAACTCTGCATAAGGATGCTTGCCATATGGAGGGGTATAGTCGTCTATAGCAGGAAAATCTTTTATAATTAAGTTAGCTTTGCACGTATCCAAAAGCCAAGCTTTAGTAGTATCACTTACTTTAGCGGCTAGTAAATGAATAGTATCAGACTTATCTAATCCGCCTTGAATTGATAACCAGCAGCTTTTAAGTATTTCTGCTTTAGTTAAATCCATAAACCTATTCGAAACTACGTTTATGTCTCTTGATATACTGATAGGAGCATTTTCGCCTTCATACATCATATATATTATCTGCACTTTTAAATTCCTTTTTTAAGTATTATTCCAGATTGAAATAACTCGTTATTATTTATATTATCAAATACGCACTCACCAGCACTAATAATATTATTGTTACCTATAGTTACTTTTTTGGTAACTATACTACTAGGTTCCATTATGTTGTTATCACCTACTAAGCACTGATTCATAATTCCCGCATAAGGGTAAACTATATTATGATTACCTATTTTACATCTATTATATACACTACAGTAAGAACTAAATGAATTAAAATTGCCTATAGTCGATATACCATTTATAGAACTAAAAGGTAAAAATAAATTACCTATACCAACAATACTAGTGCTAGATACAGAACATCTATTAGAATATATGTTAGGAAAATGCTTTTTTGTAGGTTCATATATTTTTAAAAAGTACTCAAGTAGTTTAGCTCTCCAAACTATGTTCTGTGTACCTATTATAAAAGAAGCGTAAGAGTCATATTCAAATGCTACTATACCTTCTTCGCTAATAACAAAAGCTTTATTACCTATTAAAGTAATAAAGCCGCAAAACTTATTGCTATTTTCTTTTAAAAATATATGATCAAATACTTCGTGGGCAAAACCGCCATTTCCTAAAATATATAAATTCATTATTTGTATTCTAAATGTTAAAAGGGGCTGCGCAAAGCACAGCCCCTAGGTTTATTAAAACTTTAGTTCAGCAGAAATTACTAGATCAGAGTAGTCTAGATTTGCATCAAACTGAGCTTCTGTAGTTACTGTGAATTTATTAAAGGATGTAGGAGTATATGACACACCTAAATTAGCCCCATTAAACTCAATATCTTGTAGGTTAATAGCAGTATCAACATATACACCTAAGCCATCGTTAACTTCATAGTTTAGTTCAAAACTATTTGAAGCAGCAAACACATCAGTCTCTACACTATATGCTGCTTTTATCGTAGTATCAAAAGATAGCTTTTCAGTTAGCTGTAGTGCTAGAGATGGAGTTGCTAGCATAGCTAGAACGGCTGAAGTAATTAGTAAATTTTTCATTATTTATTTTCCTTGTGTGTAGTGGCCCGTTGGGTAATACGGTGGAGCCATACCGCAAAAGGTTATGCTGCTAGAGCATAAGCCTTAGGTGCTACGTTATCGTTTGCATTTACAATTTTCTTGCGATTACGGTCGCTTGCTCACCGGCTTCTAGTTTCATCTTATTTAGATAATCGAACCTGTTTCAGCCCCATCAAAGATACACACATAAACCGCCTACTCCAGCTTCCAGGCTGTCGCTATCAATATAGGCTTTCGGAGAATACCTGAACCTAGTTTAGTATGTATCTATGGTGGAGCTGTCGGGAACCGCCCCCGAGTCTTATCTACGTTTGAATAACGTCATCAAAGCTATTTAATAGCGTATGCTTCTCTAGTAATTACCTGATTATAACCATTATAGTCATTATTTTGATAAACACTAGCCATTTTTATATTAGCAGTTTCTGAATTAATACCAACTTGCATTTCTACTTCTAACCTATAAGGCATCCAAGAAGGAAATATATAGTCATATTTACTACCTAATTGTTTAGCAAAATTTATATTACTAGGTAGCTGTAACTGAGGCATTCTACGTATTGCAGAAGCTTTCATCCAACGAGTAGTACCGCTATAGTGTGGTATACCTTCGTTTGTAGTATATAGACATCCAGTAGTATCTGCACCAGCATTTAATTGCGCAACACATAATTGCCACTGTTCTATATTCCAATAGTCTAACAGTTGTCTCCAAGCAGTTACAGCTGGATACATAGTATGATGCTTATGAGTTAAGCCTTTTTGATGAAAATATAGCGCATTAAAGTCGCCAGTACTTTCTTTAGCTATTTGTTGATATAGTACAGTAGTACTATGCTCATAATCTTCTTTACTTGGGCTACCCACTAGCCATTCAACATTTTTATAAGGTTTTAATTGCTTTTTAAACCTATCAAAAGACTGTTCAGAGTAGTGTTGATTAATAAAAACTTTAGTAGCAGCATCTAGTAAACCAGAATATTCTAACGTATTAATCTGCTCTGTACTTATTTGCTCATAATCAAAAATATCACTTACGTGGTAAAATACATATATACTCATTATTTACTCTTTTATGATATTTTCAGTAATCGTTTGTTCACTATCTTTTATTAAAGATTCCTCAATAGCTAGTCGTAACATTGAGAAATCTATATCATCTGTTTCTACTAGTACATATAGCTCAGTTAATTGCACTCTCATCGAGTTTTACCTGTTCTAAGTGTCCAGTATGAGTAGACCAATTGAAGATACGGAATCCTTCTTCCTCAAGATCCCAAACTAGCTCCATCCCATCAGGATAGCTCTTTTCAGAGCCAGAGCCTATAATCTTTTCATCAAGAAAAGTATCTGGCAAATCTCGTAAATGAGCAAATAACATCTTACGGATTTCGCCATTCTTTTTCTTAAAAGTTCCTTTGTACGCTTTCATATATTCCTCCATTAAGAATTAATCTTAACAGAGAAATAAGCATTAAGCAACTTGTTTATTGCGTTGTGTGTCCTGACGCTTCTTACGATTTTTATTGAATGCTGCTTGCTCTGCACGAACTCTATCAAGCTCTATTTTAATCCTTTTCTTTAGCCAACGTTTACGTCCTGCTTTAGCATCAATACGATTTTGTTCTGATTTAGAAACAAAATGCTGACGTTCCCGTATTTCCTTTAAATCGCCTTCTTCCGTCATTTTCTTTTTTAATACGCGAAGTGCGCGACCTATGTCATTATTTTTTACATATATCTTCAAGTTTGTTATTCTTCTTTTATTGGTTATATTTTATAATATCTATATTAGATAAGTTTGTCTATAGCTATTTTACTTTCTATAGTTAATTAGTATAAAATACTTCAAAGGTGTGACCTTTGTATATATCTTTAGTTTTAATAAATAAACACTTTCTGTTTAATTGTTTATTTATTTCTATTTTTTCTTTAATAGTTTCAGGACGTAATTCACCATCTAACTCAATATATAAATCCAAAGACGGTATATACCAATCATACATTTTATTAGCGTTTGGATATTTTGGTTCTATTATATACTCATATCTACCAAAAAGATAATTATCTACAAAATAAGCCTCTGCTCTAGATCTATAAAGATGTTTATCAAGTCCTATTGTTACTATACCATACGTTCCAGAAGTATTAATAGCTAATCCCGCAGCTTCTATACCCGCATTCCAACTACCAAAACATTTTTTTATAGCATCAGCTGTAGGATAGCTAGGATTTTTATTAAAATCCTTAATTATTGGAACTTTGTTATTTTCTATATAAAATCTTTTAATAGCTAGTATCAATCCTTCTTTAGAGCAGTCGTAATAAGGCTTATTCGGAGACTTATTAATAACAGTTAACCCTGCCGCCTCTATACCTTTATTCCACGTTTCAAAATATTTAGTAACCATAGAGTGGCTTGGGTATCTTGGATTTTTTGTAAAGTCTTTATATATAGGCACTTTATTATTTTCTAAATAAAATGTCTGAATTGCGGTAATTATTAATTCTTTAGTCCATTTTTTATTCATATTATCTCCTACAAGAAAAGGCTAGTTAATTTGTAGGAATTAACAGGGGAGCTACCCTTTTCGCCTAATATGTTATTTTAAATATTGTGCCCATATAAATTGTAAGAAATATCACCTCTTTTTCATATATCAAAATGTGGAGAGGCACAATAATTAAAATAGCTATTGTCTATTGCTAAAAACTATGCTATTAATTGGTTAACCCAAATTATCAACAACCCATTCTACAAAATCACGCTCTGTAAATTTAGCGTGAGTTACTTTTTTTCTAGCTCCGTCACGAAACATAATTATACAAGGAAAACGATCTGGAGTGTTACTGTATAAAGCAAGACGAGCATCATGTTCATTTACATGCTCTATTTGTACCTCAGGAAATATAATAGATATTGCATCTAGCTGATTTTGCATATACTCTGTATTAACAATATCGCTAGAAAGACTAAAAGCAATTATTTTACTTCTCACGAATTATATCCTTTAGTAATTCAATTTCTTGTTGTAAAGTACTTACATTGTTTTGTAAATCAGTTATCATACTATGTAAATAGCGAATATCTCCGCCAAGGTCATTGGCGAGTTGATTAATTGTTTCTCGAAGCTCTTTTGCTTCCATTTTAACGTATTTTTCAGTTGCATACATGTATATAATATATTATAATGAACATACTGTGTCAATAAAAATATTAGTTTGACTACTTCTGCATAATAAATAACAAAAGGTATCTAATGCATCGTCGCCCTAAGCTACAAGAAGCTATTGACGTACTACAAAATCTCTCTGAGCATAACGTAGACGCTAGCACAACTATTACTGATTATAACGCAATGCTAGCTAAAGGAGAAGTTTTTCAAGCTTCTCGTATGGTAGTAGATATTGTTGACCACTACTACCACTTATTAGATTTAAAAGGAGCTACTAATGGTTGAGAATGAAGTAAAATATATTCTTAAAATAGATCCTAGCTTTGATGTTACTGGTTGGGATGCTATAGCTATTGAGCAGCATTACCTACCGAACTCCGTTCGTATTCGTCGTAGCAGCTTTATGCAGGATAGCACATTTACTATCAATCATAAGTCTCTACGTAGTGATGGAGCTTATAACGAGCTAGAGTATGATATTAGCATAGACGTATTCAATCTACTTAAACGTCAACAGAGTTTAGCCCAAGTCAAAAAGACTCGCTTTACAAAACAGTTTGGTGATGAACTGTGGGCTATTGACTTACTAGCTACAGGCCCTGCTTGGACAAGCTACTTTGTTATTGCTGAGTGTGAAATGCCTGAGAATCGTATCTCTCCGCTAACTATTCCACTCCAGGTTACAAACAATCTACTATTCTCAGTTCCACGCGAAGAAACATCACTGTATAGCAACTATCGTCTAGCTGACGTAGGCTATGCACGCGCTATTTATGAAAGTATAGCTTATGGCTCGTAAACGTACTCTACCTGTTAAATACTCAGCAAGTGGCTATAGCGTTTGGGACGTTAGACGCACAATTCGTGAAGCTGAAAACGTATCTCGCTGGAATCCTTGGCTAGCACACTCATGGATGGAAGAAGCTCGTAACGAACTTAGCCTAGAAAAACCATTCTTTGTTGAGTATGACGCTGCAGTATGCCGTATTAACGCGTATTGGCTTATGCTAACTAGATTTCACTGGTTTGATGAAAATGCTTTTTGGACTCTAGAAGGAGAAAGTTTCCCAACAACATTCCTAGAGCTGTCTACAGAATAAACTAATGTTCTTACTTTTTTATCTTGCTTAAACCCAAAACTTCTGCTAATATAAGGTTATACAATAAATGTTCTTCAAATTTACAAATCGCAACCCCTTCCGTGATCTTCTACGTAATGCTCGTCGAGTAGCTACGTCTGAACTATCAGATCATGATAAAATCCAAGCGTATCGTGATCTATATCGTTTGATTTCTCCTCGTCTACTTGAGAATGAGCGGTTTTTAAACTCTCAACCATCTTTTTCTAAGCGTGCTGAACATTGGAACCAGCGTGATATTACGTCAATTCGTCCTGTTCGGAACGAACGTAATCCTTGGTTGCGCTTCAAACGTGAGTTTGAGTCAGTTGTAGATAATGACACTACTGCACTTCGTGCAATCTCAATAGCCCTCGCTTGGTTCTATAATGAAAACAACAATGATGATTGGATCAACGATTGATTACAGATTATTCTCAACTTGTGTGGAAAGTTCTGTCTGCACTCCCCATCGAGGTGTATGACGAAATAGACCATTCAGTGTGGGATAATGAGCTATGGGAACTTGTTGTTCCTAGGTTTGAGGGTGATTATGCAGGTAAACGAACTATTGGTTCTGCCAACATAATTTCGGCATACAATCTACTTCATCTTAAGCTACTTGCAGAATCAGATGAAGTAGATTCATTCATGTTATTTCGTAGCTGTTTAGAAGAGCTGAACAGCTTAAATCTAATTCGTCGTCGCCCTGAACATATCCGTCAAGGATTCAGAACAGTATGAAATTTACTATAGAACTTGATAATAATCAACGCCCTGCTCTATTTGCGAACGGAGTTCGCTTGCCGGGAGCACAGAGTATTGTGCATCGTATAACTCCTTACTATAACACTTTAACAGTTGAGTTTACACAGCTGTATACAGATAACAATAAATTTGAATGGGTAACTAATGGAACCAGCACTTAAAGCCGAAATTCGTCGCGAAATTAATCGTATTGTAGACCTTATGATTCAGGCAGATAGCATTCGCGAAGCTATTGCAGAGCTAAAGAAGGATATTAAGACTCAATATGAGATACCTGTAGCTACAATCACTAAAGTAGCTACAATTCTTCGTAAACAGTCTCTTGAAGACGAAGAAGCAAAGTGGGCTACTATCAAAGAATATGTTGATATCTGCTCATAATGCGCATTCTAGGTATTAATACAACTGAAAATAAACCTGCTATTTTTAGTACACAAGATAACAGAGTGTTAGGCGCTAATACTAATTTAGATATAGCTAGTTTAAAAAATACCTACGAAGATTGGGATTATGTAGCCTGCACTAGCACTCATAATATTAAAGAAGTTAAGGCACTGGTGAAGCGATTCACCGGTGCTAAAGTTGTTAGTACTGATTATCGCGAAGCACTAGCTATGAGTTCGCTTTGTACCCGTGATTGGGAGTCTTGTGCTGTAATGGTAGTAGATTCTAGCTATTGCGGGCTAGGATACTATGCTCAAAAACAATTTCATTGGTTAAGAGAGTTTCACTATCCAAATTCGCTATGCCTATTTTACAGCGCTGCTGCTCGTTTTCTAGGATTTGATCCTCTGCACAATGAACAGCTGTTATCTGAAGCTGCTTTACATGGAAACCCTACTTATAGCTCTATTATAGCAGATAAGGTTATATCTAGCAGCAATGGTGATTATACTCTGCTGCTAGATATAACTCGTGGAGTCGGAGTAGGTCCACTAAACTTTGACATAGCTGCCTCAGTTCAGAGCAGCTTTAGTAGCATAATCCTCAGCTTAGCTCAGTGGTTAGCATCAGCAGTAGGTTCAAAGCAGCTAGCCTACTCAGGTAG